GATTGATTTGTCTTGGTGGGTCATGGTCATTACTGGTGCTGCGTTATCCTGTTTTTTTGCCGGAGTGACCCTTGCTGTGGTTGTCAGCGTTATTGTGCTGCGTCGACGTCGTGTTGTTGTGCGCAACAATAATGGGGCTTTGGACATCAATGCCCTTAAGGACGGATTTAGGCGCAGTATGACGTCAGTCTGGCCGGAGAGGTCGGTCGTTGGCTTGCACAAGAGTCTTGCCCACCAACGCCGTGTGCTGGAGGCTTTTGCGTATGATTCGTTGTTGGATACTTTGAGTTGCGTGCGTGATGTCGGCGGTAGTCGATCACGTTTCCCTGAATTGGGTATTCGCAAGCACATTTGTTGCCCTACTCATTCTAACGATGACATATTGCGCGATCCCAAAAGCGAAGTGGTGTTTGACAACTGTGGCCAGCTTGGTGAGTTGTGCCCTAAGAGAACCGACATCCCAGGTGCTTTGCTGTCTCATGTTGACTATCATTTGTCTCAACAACAATTGGTGGATATAGTCACTGGCCCCACGTTTATGATTAATCATAATTTCCGTGAACGCCCAGTGGGGCTTGGTGGCTTTCTTCAAGGAGATCAGACGGTTTATGAAGCCAAGTGTGCATACTCTGGGGACGTCGTCACTATGACAACTGCTGATGGCGCTGTCTTTAGCCATGGGTTCCATGATTGGGGAAATGAGGGTAGTGTTGTTGGCCGTGACAAAGCGCTTGTTTACGTGCGTGTCGGGACTTACATGGATTCGAGGTTGTATTTGTTGTACCCCGCTGCTGGAGTTTATAAGCGAACTGGCATTACGGTGTTGCAAAAGAAGTCGGATAACGCCTTGCCCATGATATCTGGGATGGTTGTGACACGCAATTTGACTGATGAGACCTTTGAAATGGGATCAGGTGCTTCCAAAATTTCTTGTCCATCTGAGATTATTGCTGATGTTGCTCTGGCTATGGCTTCTTGCCCACGTGATGAGAAGTATGGGATACCATGCGCTCTATGCTGTCTGCAAAGATGGCATCTAAAGGAACCAATAAGAGTGATATTTCCTCTTGGTTCCAGCTTGTTGCGTATTTGTCAGACTCTGACGCTGTTCATGTGTTGCCTTATGTCACATCATTTTCTGGTAGTCCAACTAGTTATTCTTGGACGCGCATTATGGCTTACCGTTGTTTGTTGGTTGTTCGTCGATTGTTGCCCGTGTTTTTGGC